AATACATTTTTTAAGGACAGAGACGCAATGAGTAATATTCTAGTAACCAAACGAAACGGCGATAAAGAAGAAATTAATATCGAAAAACTTCACAAAGTAGTGTTTTATGCATGTAAAGATATTAATGGCGTTAGTCCGAGTCAAGTTGAAATGAAAAGTAACTTGCATTTTTACAATGGTATTACTAGTAGCGACATTCAAGAAACTCTTATTAAAAGTGCTGCAGAACTGATCGACGAAGATACTCCAAACTATCAGTGGGTTGCAGGACGCCTTATTGTTTATCATATTAGAAAAAATGTTTATGGTTCGTTTGAGCCTTGTCATATTGCGGAACTTATTGAACGTAATGTGTCAGAAGGATGGTACGATCCGGAATTGCAAGAAAAATATTCTGCTGAAGAATGGGATGAACTAAACAGTTACATTAAACACGAACGTGATGAAAACTTCACATATGCTGCAATGGAACAGTGGCGTGGTAAGTACCTAGTGCAGAACCGTGTAACAGGTGAAATTAAAGAAACACCGCAAATGGCTTATATGTTGATTGCTGCAACACTGTTTGCAGATTATCCTGTAGAAACACGTTTGCGTTGGGTAAAGGAATATTATGATGCTGTTAGCAACTTTGACATTAGTTTGCCTACTCCTGTTATGGCCGGGGTTCGTACTCCTCAGCGTCAGTTTAGCAGTTGTGTTCTTATTGAAACTGGTGATAGTCTTGATAGCATTAATGCTACTACTAGCAGTATTGTAAAGTATGTGAGTCAAAAAGCAGGTATTGGCATTGGTGCAGGAAGTATTCGTGCACTGGGTTCTCCAATCCGCAAAGGTGATGCTTATCATACAGGTGTTGTTCCTTTCTATAAAATGTTCCAAAGTGCTACACGTAGTTGTAGCCAAGGCGGTGTACGCAATGGTGCAGCAACACTTTACTATCCAATTTGGCACTTGGAAGTTGAAGACTTACTAGTACTCAAAAACAACAAAGGTGTAGAAGACAACCGTGTACGTCATATGGACTACGGTGTACAGTTTAACAAATTGATGTACGAACGTCTTATCTCAGGCGGTGACATTACACTGTTTTCACCTAGCGATGTTCCTGGATTGTATGAAGCATTCTTTGCAGACCAAGACAAGTTTAAAGAACTATACGAACGTGCAGAACGCAACACAAGACTACGTAAGAAAACAATCAAAGCACTAGATCTGTTTAGTCAGTTCATGGGTGAACGCAAAGATACCGGACGCATTTATTTGATGAACGTAGACAATGCTAATACGCACAGTTCGTTTAAACAAGAAGTAGCACCTGTGCGTCAAAGTAACTTGTGCTGTGAAATTGACTTACCAACAAAACCACTAAACGACTTTAATGATCCGGATGGTGAAATTGCACTGTGTACACTGAGTGCTGTTAACTGGGGTAATGTTCGTAAGCCTGCAGATTTTGAACGTATTTGTAAACTAGCAGTACGTGGACTTGATGCACTGTTAAGTTATCAAAACTATCCTGTAATTGCAGCAAAAATGGCTACAATGGGCAGACGTCCACTTGGCGTTGGTATTATTAACCTTGCATACTGGATAGCACGTAATGGTATGACATACAGTGATCCAGACTTAGAAATGATTGACGAGTATGCAGAAGCGTGGTCGTACTATCTAATCAAAGCCAGTGCAGACCTAGCAGCAGAACAAGGTGCTTGCTTGTGGAGTGACCAAACAAAATATCATGATGGTGTACTACCAATTGACACATACAAGCGTGATGTGGATGAACTAGTAGCACCGCAAGAACGTATGGAGTGGGATGCACTACGAGCACAACTACGTGAAACAGGTATTCGTAACAGTACACTAATGGCACTAATGCCAGCAGAAACAAGTGCACAGATTTCAAATGCTACAAATGGTATTGAACCGCCACGCAGTTTGGTAAGTGTTAAGCAATCAAAACACGGAGTACTAAAGCAGGTTGTACCTGGTATCCATCATCTTAAAAACAAGTATGAATTACTTTGGGATCAAACAAGTCCAGAAGGTTATTTGAAGATTATGGCTGTGCTACAAAAGTACATTGACCAAGGCATCAGTGTAAACACAAGTTATAACCCTGCACACTACGACGATGAAAAAATTCCAATGTCAACTATGTTACAGCATTTGATGATGTTTTACAAGTACGGTGGTAAACAACTGTATTACTTTAACACAAATGACGGTGCAGGTGAAATAGATATTGACAAACTAGATAATTCTGCTAATGTAGAAAATAATGATATTGTAATTAACGAAGACGAAGCATGTGAAAGCTGCGTGATATAAGGAAAAACAATGAGTGTATTTGACGTAACAAATAAAAGTAATCATACTGAAAACTTAGCATTTCTTGATCCATCGGGAGGTGTAACTATTCAACGTTACGATACTATGAAGTATCCTAGTTTTGATAAATTTACAGATAAACAATTAGGATTCTTTTGGAGACCAGAAGAAGTAGACACATACCGTGATGGCAAAGACTTTAAAAATCTTACAGCACACGAGCAACATATTTTTACTAGTAACTTAAAGCGTCAGATTCTACTAGACAGTGTACAAGGTCGTGCACCAGCGGAAAGTTTTGGCAGTATTGTAAGTTTGCCAGAACTAGAAAATTGGATTATTACTTGGACATTTAGTGAAACAATTCACAGTCGTAGTTACACACATATTATTCGTAACGTGTACAACAATCCTAGTGTTATCTTTGATGAACTAATGGACATTCCGGAAATCCTAGAATGTGCAGGAGATATTTCAAAGTATTATGATGACCTTATTGAAGCAGCAGGATACTATAATCTACTAGGTGAAGGTACACATACAGTTAATGGTAAGAAAGTTGTTGTCGATTTGCGTGACCTTAAGAAGAAACTTTGGCTTGCTATTATGAGTGTAAATATCTTAGAAGGAGTCCGTTTCTATGTATCATTTGCTTGCTCGTGGGCGTTTGCCGAACTCAAAAAGATGGAAGGTAATGCTAAAATCATTAAGTTTATTGCTCGTGACGAAAATTTGCACTTGGGCAGTACACAGTTACTTCTTAAAACGCTTAAAAAAGATGATCCCGTTTTTGCGGAAATAGCAAAAGAAACAGAAGAAGAATGTATCAAAATGTTTACTGATGCAGTGGATCAAGAAAAAGCATGGGCTGACTATTTGTTTAAAGACGGTAGTATGCTAGGTCTTAACAAAGAACTACTCAGCGAATACATTGAACATATTGCAATGAAGCGTATGAACAATGCAGGACTTCCTAAAATCTACAATGTAACAACTAACCCGTTGCCTTGGACACAAAAATGGATTGCAGGAAGTGACGTACAAGTTGCACCACAAGAAACAGAAATTACAAGTTATGTAAACGGTGGTACAAAACAAGACGTAACAGAAGATACATTTAAAGGATTTAGTTTATAATGGAACTACTATTAACCGTTGCCTTTTGGGCACTATTCGTATACCTAATTTACAAGTGGGCAGAGTCTAAAGGACGCAATGCGGCAGGCTGGGCTATTGCCGCTGCACTTATTAGTCCACTACTTGTTGGTATTATCTTTTTGTTTGTCCCAAAGACAATTGAAAAACAGGCTGAAGAAGCCAAGTTAATGAAAAAGTTGATGGACGAATGATTACACTTTACAGTAAACCAAATTGTCCGTATTGTACAATTGCAAAACAATACTTAGAAAAGCACGAGTTTGATTTCGAAGTAATTGATATTATGGAAAATAATGAAGCACGTGAGTTTTTGATGGCAGAAGGTCATAGAACAATGCCACAAATTTATCACAAAGGTAAACTATTAATTGAAGGCGGAGGTATGGCACTACAAAGATTACAGCCAGAATACGTCCGTGAACTTATTGGAGATATTAAATTAGATGTTGGTGATTTCAAACTTTAAAAAAGGTGACACAGTTACAATTAAACTCAGTACAGGAGAAGAATTAGTAACTCGCTTTGATGCCGATACAGGAAGCGAACTAAAAGTTGTTAAGCCAACAGTGCTAACACTCAACCCGTCGAATGGACAAGCAATGCTTATTCCATGGTTAATGAGTATTGATGCACATGATAGCACACCTGTTGTTATTAACAAAAGTCAAATTGTTGCAGTAAGCAAACCAATTGATACTCTTGGTAATAGTTATTTAGAATCTACCACTGGAATAGCAAAAGCAGAGGCATCTCTCATACTATAAATAGTAGTATGGCACACAGACCTATCCATAGACAAAACGATTCGAGAGATTGCGGAGCGAGAACAAAAACACGTTGCAATAATGTGCGTGTTAATTCTCGCTTTGTCAGTATACAAGACGATGTTAATACACACACCGGCGGCGCATTAAAAGCAACAATTACCAAAGGTAAAGTTCGTGCCAACTCTATGCCTGTAATAGTTTTAAATGATCCTGCATCTCCGGACAGGCTTTTTAGACAAATAGGACACGAAGGCCACCCGCATGGTAATCCTAAAGCAACAACAGCAAGTCCTAATGTTCGTGCAGGCAATGGAAGTTAACAATGGTAGATTATACAGATTTTAAATCAGGTTTACAAAATGCAAATGATTACTTAGATGGTAAACATCATTTAAGTGGTAAAGTTAGTGCAGGTACGAATGCAGCAAAAATTGCAGTTAGTGCCGAATATAGTTTTACTATGCGTGAATTGCTTTGCGGAATGTTAAGCGGCGATGGTGTTAAATTACCGAACCTACAACTTGGATTAAGTTGTAGTTTACAATCGTTAATACAAAATCCATTAAACATGCAACAAGAAGTGTATGATGCTATTGAAAAAGTAGAAGATGCATTAAATGATTTTATGGATCATACTAAACTTGATAATGTCATTGGCCGTGCAAATCTAGTATTATCTGAAGCACAGCAAGTAGCAAGTATGCTAAACTTTTGCGGACAGCCAGTTGATCCAATTGCAATTCCTAATATGCTAGAACGAGCATTTGGTAGTTTTTTAGGGCCAGGTCAAAAAATAATGAACGACATTGGTTCAATGTTACCTGATGTTAGTTGTACATTATGTGGACAAGATTTTAATCCTAGTGCATTTGTCGGCGGCTTTTTAAATGATATTGGAAGAAAAATAGACAGTGTGTTATCAGGAACACTTCCGTTAAATGAAGTTGCTAGTCTTGTAGCACAAGCCGAAGCACTACGTGGATCTGTTACAAACTTAATTAATTTTGAAAATAATATTACTGGTGCTTATAACCTAGGTGGTAGTAGTTTTAGTTTACCTGACTTTGGTTGTAAAAATAGTAACCGTGTAGGAGTATTACACAATCCAAAAAGTGGTAATATGTCTAACAATGCAAATCTTGCAAATAGTTTAAAAAGTATATACGACAATTTAGCCGGATATCCTGTGCAATACATTGATCCAGACACTGGAGAAGTAGAAGATTATAATAATATATTCGAATTACTTTTAGACGACGAGTTGTTATCTATACTAGATAAAGATGACGAGCCTCTTCCTACTAGTAGTAATCAAGTTCCTATATACGACTACTGTGGTAATATTAAAGGTTACAGAGAAGTTTTTGAACAAAGAGATCAGCAAGTCAGCGATGGTACAGTACCACAAGAAATAACAAATAATCCTGGATATAATGCAGGCAGTTTACCGACATTTTCAACAACCGAGTCTTCGTCGGGCGGAAGTAATAATACAACAATTATTAACAATAATACAACTACAACTGGTAACACTGTTCATGTAGTTAATAGTGAGTCAGAACAATTAGCATTAACACTGGGTACAAATGATATTGTAGTAAGAACAGATATAATTTCTAGTTTTGTTCGAAAAGATGTTGGATTAGTTAATACAAACTCAATGTTCGATTTCCACCCAATGGCGCTTACACTTACAAACTTTATAGCATCTCTAGCAGAGTTACAAACAAATGGCGTTGTTGTTAAAAATGGCAATCAATCGGTTACTCGTGGAATATACGGAACAGTAAATCAAATAGTAATTAACAATTCAACGGGTGCCGGCGGAGATATTGTTGCACGACTTGCTGATAACACAGTTATACCAGGAACAGGAAGTGTAAAAATTCCATCCGGCAGTACACTAGATAGATCAACTGGAGAAGTAGGCCGCCTAAGATATAATACAGATACAAATAAAGTAGAAGCATTTTTTGCGGATATCAATAATTGGCGTGATATAGACGGATCTGGTAGTTCAACAACAGTTACATTTGCTAACATAGGAAACGGATCTGAACTTTATGCACAAACAAATGTGTTTACCGGTGATGCAGAGTTTCGTAAATTAAATGGTAGTGCTGGTATTACAGTAACACAAAACGCTAGTGATATTACTATCAGTGATCAAATAACAGCAGAAAATATCGGTAATGAAGTCGAAATATTATCTGGCAGAACAGGAAATACATTCCAGTTTAAAACACTTGTAGGCGACAGTACAGTTAATGTAACAGACACAGGCAATACAGTTACTATTAGTAATCCTGGGTTACTAAAAGCAACAACCTCAACAACTACATCCTCTATTACAACTGATGTACTATTTGACGGAACATTACCTCAACCTGCAACAGATGAATCTTGGTTTTTTACAATAAAGGCAATTGGTAAATCTCCTACTACAAATCAAACAAGAACTTTTAAAATCGAAGGAACTGTTCAAAATGTAGGGGGTACAACAACAATGGTAGGTACTCCTGTTAGAACAGACTATCAACGAAATACACAAGAAAGCACATATGACTTATGGAATGTATCAACAACTTACAATGCAGGAGATGTAGTCGAATATGATTATAAATTGTGGGAAGTAGATGCTGGGCAAACTGTAAATCCTTTTGAAGACGATCCTGCTAACAATACAAAGTTTGTGTTGTATTACGACGGTTGGAATGTTACAGCAAGTGTATTCAGCAATAGTTTCAGAATTACAACCAAAGGCGATGACGTAACTGACGTTAATTGGGCTGTAAGTTTAGAAATCTTAGATATCATTTAATAAATATTACTGCAAACCAATACTTTTTGGTTGACAAGCAAGTCATCTTGCCATAGTATCTTACATAGTAAGAAATTATGGAGGATGTCATGGCACATGACAATACATATTTAGGCACTGAAAGGCACAACAATGAGAAGCAAAGACACTGGCAACGGACGTAAAATATTGGCAAAGGTAGAGGTCCCATTAAGTATCGATGATATTACTACATATGCCTTACGATACTTAGATGATTTAGGCGACAATGATATGCGTGAAACAATACTGTCTAGTAATAAAAGACAAATATTCAGTTTTGCAAAACAAGCAATCTACAGATTTGGTACAGAAGAACCCAAATCGTACGTTAAAGAAAAACTTAACGGACATTATAAACCTATCAAGAAAATCGTAGAATACAAATTCCCAGAGTGTGATTAATGGATAATGTAATTGACTTTGCACTGGAACGTGCATACCATAAGAGTGGCATTAAAGATCGTGCACTATTAAAAGACATGATCAAAGAAGGATACAATCCTTGCAACAGCGATGATGTAAATCAGTACCATCGTTGGTGTGGATTCTTAAATGTAATTCAAGATGTTGAACTACCTGCAAATCATGGCTGGACAGATGAAGCACTTGGCAGACTTTGGAGAGATATCCAAACACTGGATACAGAACAAGTATATAATGTAAGTTATAATTTTGATACAGAAGATCTGTTTGAGGTTGAACTTGAAGACGGTGAAGAATTTATATATGAACCCGATTTAAGCGCCTTCTTTGATGACGAAAAATAAATATTAGTATGAGCGATACACTTGTTTTAAATGCCGATGGGCAACCCGTAAACTTTCTCCCACTTAGCGTTGTACAATGGAAAGAGGCTATCATGTATATGTATCATGATAAGTGTACAGTAATGGAGTGGTATGATGATTGGATGGTCCGGAGTCCCTCCTGGGAGACAAAAGTCCCCGCTGTGATTATGTTAAAGGATTATCTAAGACGCACCAGACAGGTGCGTTTTTCACGAGCAAACCTGTATATGAGAGACATGTATGTTTGCCAGTATTGTGAAAACAAATTTGCTAAATCGTCATTGACATTAGACCATGTACATCCGTTAAGTAGAGGTGGACAAACTACATGGGAAAACAGTGTAACAGCATGTAACCCTTGCAACAGTCGCAAAGGTAATAAAGTAGGTCCAGAATGGAGACCTAAAACGAAGCCTTATAGACCTGGATACTTTGAACTTGTGCGTAAACGCAAACAAATGGAAATACAAGTCAGGCATCCAAGTTGGTATCAATGGCTTGATTTAGAAAATAATTAAAAAAGATTAAAAAAACTCTTGACCTTTGGGTTTAGAAACACTATATTATAGTTGTAACGGAGGACATGGTGTCCCGAGTAACTTTATTGTAAAGGAAACAAAATGAGCAATAAGCGACCAACAAAAACCCTACGTGAGGTTATTAAACAAGCACGTTTAACTTTGATTGCAGAATACGGATTCAAAGAAGCAGATTTCCAAAGACTACGTGAACAAGTTGAAGCAGCAGGACATGCATTTGCTGAAGGTTGTCCAATGGTTGAAATCGACATGGAAAATCCAGTAATTGATTATCAAGTACAGCGTGATCTGCGTTGGAAAAACCTAATTCAAATTATTACAAATTTTGATCCACGCCTAGTACGTATTGCAGAAGGCTGTATTGTTACTGCAAATAACGACGGTAAAATTCAAATCTATGATGGTCAGCACACTGTTGTTGCAATGGGCTTGCTTGGATACACTGCAGTACCACTAAAAGTAGTACGCACAGAAGATCCTAGTTTTCCTAGTTATGCGTTTGAAATGCTAAACGAAACAGGTATTAGTAAACTTACTCCAGGTGATTTGCACCGCAACCGTTTAACACGTTTTGACTTGGGTAACCGTGAACTTAAAACAGTACAAGCACGTAAGATGCAAGATGCATTTGATTTCTGTGATATTGACTTGTGTGATAAAAATGCACGTAAGAGCATGGGCACCGAACAGCGTAAGCCATGGTTCTTTAGTCACTTTAAGTTTGCACAAAAAGGCATTGAACTTGACAAGACTGGACAAACACTACGTAACATACTAGAAGCAATTATCTCAGTTTATCCAGATGACGAAGAAGTTAACCAAGACTTGTACATTGGTTTGTATGAACTATCACGTTTGGACGAGTTTGATTTGTTGCCAGAAGGATGGATGACAGAAGTGTTACAAACTGTAGCAAAAACTTACCCACGCAGCACCATGTTCAGCAGCACTGGACAAGCAAGCAGTTTGTTTAAGAACCAGTGTAAAATTCAAGTTGAACACATTTCACCAGGTCGTACTTGGAGTGCTCCGCAGATGATGTCCAACTTCTTGCGTGAAGTATACATGCTAAACGGTGGTTCGATTGCACTGCCAACACACGGTAGTGGTGCTAACTTGCAAATCTCTGTAAACCCAAGCCGAGAGTTGGTACTAGCATAAAAAAATTATAAGTCATTGAAAACGCAAGATTCTTTTCTTGCGTTTTTGGTTGACATTTGGTTGTTAAAATACTATATTAATAGTGTAGGCGATATTGCTTTGCTTACAAAACTTAATTGACAAAAAGGATACAAAAAGGAGATTTCTTATGTCAAACTATGAACTTGCTTATAAAATCAAAGTACCAAACTTTTCCGTAACTGCTCGAGATTTTGAAAAGAGCAAGCATTGGAAACAAGATCCAGTCACTGGTTTGTATGATGATACAAATCCATATCTTGTTACAGAAAACAAAGGATGGACAAAATTACCTAAAAAGTATTCAACAATGTCCGATGCAAACAAAGCAGAGCAAATTTTGATAGATACACTTACTAAGTTAGGTCTAACAAAAGTAACTCAAGCCAAGGTAGCATAATGTTACGTGAAGCACTAGAAAACTTTATTCAACCTGTTTATACAAAAGCAACACGTGGATCAGAAACATATGCGGCAACAGCCGCATATACCTACGCACAGTTGGAAATTGCTGTTGAAGCGTATCGTAACAGCAACGACGATGTACAAACACGTCGACTAATACGTGACACAATTGATCATCACTTGCGTCGGTATCACGGTTACTGTATCAAAGAAAACATTGGTAGCCATTATCGTGAACGCAACATCACAGGCAAAAGTGTGTTTGAACATATGATTCCAAACAGCACAGTACGTGACTTGCTATTAGCAGGACATATTACACCACAGCAAGCCTGTAACGTGCCTACGTGCACACTAAGTGAAGAAAACGATATCAAGTTGCGTAAAGCAGGTTGGGCTAGTAAGACGCCCGATGTGTACAACTTCTGGGAACGTTACAACTATTGCTTTAATACAGAAGGCTTATTTGAAACATACACTGGTAAAGATGTCAACACAACCATGACAATTGAAGATCATTTTGAAATGTTTTTGTAAAAAAATTATAAGTCATTGAAAACTAAAGAAACTAAATTAGGGCTAGGGGTTGACTTTAGCCCTTTTGGCACTTATATTATATATGTAAGCGTTAAAAAGGAGTTAATAATGTTTGCAGTAGTAGATTTCGACCGTCAAAAAAGTTTCTTTTTCACCGACTTTCAGTCAGCGTCCGACTTTATTACACAGTATCCTGTAATAGATAATGTTGTTGTAGTAGACCTGTCCGAAGGTGAAGCAGCATGTGAGCAACTTTAATGTTAGCAGTTAGTTATCCGACATACAAAGCATATTGTGCAGCACGTGCTGCACAAGGCTATTACGTAATTCCCGAAACATTTTGGAACGCACTAAAGGAAGAATACAATGAACATGGGTACTAAGATTAACGAGATACTTAAATCGCAAGGCTTTGATCATTTTGATTATGGCAGAACCAGTTCTTATAGTACTCCTACTGGTTTGCAAATTATGTTATACACACGCACTCCAGATGCAACACACTATAATATTGACCAAGAAGAAGATGGTACATACACTATTTCAAAAGGTTTGATGCGTGATACAGTGCTAGCATCAGGTGTTGCAGAAAAAGCACTAAAAGATACTTTTGTAAAAAAAGTTCAAATCAACTCTTGAAAAACACATCGAGACATCTTATATTATATATGTAAGCGTTAATAGGAGACTAAAATGGAAGTAACAGTAATTCATACAGCATTCGAAGAAGAAGCAAACACAGTAGCGGTAGTTGAGGTTCCGTTTGAATGTCCTCCAGAAGATGCAATGTCTTATGCTTATCGTTGGACTAATAACATTATGGGTTCGTGGAGCATTAAAGAAGAGTTTTTTGAAATGCCCGACGGCACAACACACATCAACGGTGATTACAATGAGAACGTTACAGTGCTAGCAGACTTGCACGATGTTGGCGGTAAGAAGATGGGTCTTCGTTCTACTTCAATGGGAGACATAATGGTCATTGGTGCCGACAAGTTTCGTGTTGCAATGATTGGATTTGAAAAACTAACTCCAGACACAGATGCGGAGGCAGAATAATGTCGGGTGAGTTGCCAATTACAATTGCTTCAAAAGTTACACAGCCAGAATACTTTGAATATAAAGGTAAAAAATATGATCTTGACTTCGAAAGCAGTAATGAACTTTTGCGACATGGTGGTCCGTTTGATCGTGGTAGTGCTGATAGTTATTATGGCAGGTCACCACATCCTCACTTTTATGTAGAAGGTACTGGTACTAGTGCAAAGGTAGAACGTAGTATGATGTCACAAGATCAAATTGATGCATACTATGCAGGATACGAATGGAACGAACAAGAAGGTCTGAAAAAAGATTGGTAATCGCTTGACATTTGTAAACAAACGTACTATATTAAGTGTGTATTAGGAGTTATTTTTATGGCAACATTTGAAATTCAAACTATTGAGTATAATGCACACGGAAGTGTTAAGAAAGAATTTGAGTTGTTTGGATCTAAAAATGCAGCGATCCAACACATGCGGAATAAAGTAAAAGATCGTCATGGCTTGACACAACAAGGACAAGTTAAAGACGGCGAAGTTAAACTTCTCGATGACCGAGGTGCTGTCCGTAAAGTAATCAGGTTTGGACAGTTATAATCAATCCAAAAAAAAATGAGGCAGAAGATGAAACGACTTCTACTGAGCATTGTTGCGGTTATGTTTACAACAAGTGTACACGCAACAGAACAAACGTTTGCTGGTTACAGCGAAGAACATTTTCCCGAAACATACTGCATGGCATTAAACATCTACTATGAAGCACGTGGATCTAGCATGGCTGATCAGATTGGTGTAAGTGATGTTGTGTTAAATCGTGTACGTGACAGTCGTTATCCTAATACAGTATGCGAAGTTGTTAAGCAAGGACGTATAGATGCTAACGGAAATATGATTCGTAATAAGTGTCAATTTAGTTGGTATTGTGACGGAAAAGCAGATGTGCCTGCAGATCAAGACGCTTGGGTAAGTGCACAAACACTTGCTTGGCGTATTATGAAGTTTGAAGATTTTCGTGGGTTAACTGAAGGTGCAACACATTATCATGCTAACTATGTAAAGCCTAGTTGGGCACGTAAAATGACATTTATTGGCACAATAGGAGTACACAAGTTTTATCGTGCAGATTAACTTCATATTTGCATAAATATATGTATGAAAATTTATGAAGTAGTACAACCTATCGAAGAAGGTCCAAACGACCCTCACATTTTTAAAGCAGTGTTTATGGCTGGTGGCCCTGGTAGTGGAAAGTCGTTTGTGGCTGGTAAACTACTTAGAGGCACCGGCCTTCGTACTATTAACAGTGACGAAATATATGAATATATGATGAAAAAACAAGACTTGGAGTTAGATCCTGAGACTATTTTTTCGCCACAAGGACAAGAAATACGTAACCGTGCTAAAGAAATTACCAAGCGCAAGCAAGATAGTCATTTAGATGGACGTTTAGGTTTAATCATTGATGGCACAGGTAAAGATGTTGCTAAAGTTTCAAAAACAAACGACATGCTGAAAGAACTAGGTTATGAAACAATGATGTTGTTTGTTAACACTAGTTTGGATGTAGCACAAGATCGTAACTTACAAAGACCTAGAAGTTTAGATCCAAAAGTTGTTGAAAAGATGTGGAATGATGTGCAACAAAATATAATGGCATTCCAACAAGTATTCGGTGGTTCTAAATTTTCAGTAGTTGATAATAGCGGCGGTTTAGAAGATCCTAGCAGAGCAAAGAATTTTAATGAAATACAAAAAGATTTACATAGATTTTTAGAAACTCCTCCTCGTATGCCAGCGGCTAAAAAATGGCTAGCAAGTCAAAAGCCAGGTAACAAGGAGTAATCCATGTACGAATATAAATGTTTAACTATCAGAGTGATTGACGGTAGCACAATTGATGCAGAGATTGATCTAGGATTTAATATATTAGTAAGACAACGTATTAAATTATTTGGTGTTAATCCCCCAGATTTAAAAAGTTATTCATCTGATGAAAAAGAACGAGCGGCTCGTTGTAAAAATAGATTGATAGAATTAATCGGTAAAGAATTTTACTGTAATACAATATTAAATAAACGTGGAAAAGCAGGACGCACATTAGGATATGTACACGTCTTAGATGAAAACGGAAATAAAATAGACGTAAACAAAAAATTAGTGGAAGAAGGCTTAGCCTCACACTACGGAGATTAATTATGTTTTTTGGTTTACTTACACTCTTAATAGCCCTTACAATTAGTGCGGTTGCAATATATTACAGTGTTGCTGGACTAGTTGCTATTTTTGCGGCTGCAGCCATTCCAATTATTATTATGGGTGGCGCATTAGAAATTGGTAAACTAGTAACGGCTGTTTGGTTACACCGTTATTGGAGTAGAGCACGTTGGTGGATGCGATTGTATTTAGGTACAGCCGTACTAGTTCTTATGTTTATTACAAGTATGGGTATTTTTGGTTTCTTATCAAAAGCGCATATTGAACAAACAGCAGCGGCACAAGAACAAGTAGCACAAATAGCACGTATGGACGAAGAAGTTGAGCGCCAACGTGAAATTATACAACGTGCAGAAAATCGTATTGTAAAAGCAGAAGAAGATGCTGATAAAAAAGATGTAGGTATTCAAGAAAAAATTGATCGTGAACAAGAACGTATTGACAGTGCATATACAAGACGTCAGCCTAGTATTGAAGAACAGCAAGGCATTATTAGTGCACAAGAAACAGCATTACTAGGACGCATTGCAGTTTACGAAGATGAAATTCAAAGTTTGGATACCGAACTAGATCGTTTAAATGGATTAGTTGAACAGTATAGAACAGAACTTTCTAATACAAATGTAGCAAGTGTTGAAGAACAAGTACAGCCTTATATAGATCAAATTGCACAACTAGATGCAGACATTGCTAGATTAGATGAACAGGCTGCAGCATATGAAGCACGTATTGCAGAACTACAACCGGACTACAGTGCAGTTGACACACTTAAAGCACAAATTGCTGCAATTGAAGAATCAATTGTTGTAACTACAAACAAACTACAAAGTAGAGAGCGTGACAAAATACGTGAAGGACAGGCTGTAATTGGTGTTACCAGCGATGGTTTGTTTGGAGGCAATACACGTAGAGCATTAGAAGCATGGGTAACAGCACAACAGGATCGTATTGCAAGTTTACAAGCACAAGAAACAGAACTACGTGCTCAAGCACAATCAGTTATCGCACAAGAACGTGATAGACTTACAGGTCTTATAACAAGTTTACGTGGTGATCAAACTGAAGCAGTACAGGATCGCAAGCAAGGATTGTTGGATACAATTGATCGCATTAGAACAGATGCAGCCAGCAGTTTACAGTCACAGCGTGACAACATACAAGCAAAAATCGATGCAGTACTAGATACAGACATTCCTGCTAACAGAGAATCTCGTAGTATAGCACAAGATACTATTACCGATTTACGTAATGCAGATAATGCAATAATTACTGCAGCACGTACCGAAATTGCTAGATTGCGTCAATTAGCAGAAGACGAAATTGCACAAGCACAAAATGTTATTGAGCGTTTACGTGCCGAAATCCAAATTGGAGAAGATGTTGATTTAGATTCAATTATTGATGAACAAACTGCTCGTATTAAATCAGCAAACGATGAAATAGATACAATTACAAACCGTAAATTTGCATTACAAGCAGAAGCACGTAAATTAGAAGCAGAAGTAGGACCTGTAAAATATCTAGCAGAATTTATATACGAAGATGCAGATAGAGATGTATTAGAAGATGCAGTACGTTGGGTAATACTTATTATTATATTTGTATTTGATCCACTAGCAGTTGCACTACTAATTGCAGCACAGTATATCTTTGAATGGAGACGTGAAGATAATCCACGTCCTGCTCCATCTCCTAAAAAAAAGAAATCTGATCCAAAGCCTGAACCTAAGCCAGAGCCAGTAACAAGTAAATGGGAAGAAGCAGAAATTGAAGAAACAACTGGTGATCCACTAGTATTGACACCAGAATTAAAGGTCAATGAACCTACACAAAGTTATAGCGACTTTAAAGAAGATAGTAGTAAAGAAATATTACAACCAAAAGAAGTTGACAAAGATAACTATAACCCGTATACTGATAGTAGATCAGATAAAGAATTAACTAAAGAAGAACTTAAACTTCGACGTGAAATTTGGCCTGACGGTTATACAGGTAAACTAGCCCCAACAAAACCTTTTAAAGAGGAATAATAATATTATATGAGCGAAAATAGTGTATACATTATTACACCACCTGACATGCAACTTTTAGAGTCAGGTCCAACTGTAACAGTATTAAGTAAAGATCCGTTGTTTATACAATCAGTGGAAACTGTACATGAAAATTTATTTAAAACAGTTCCTATTAATTTATATCATCCTGACGGAGATATCAATGAAGGAAATCTTGCATGGATACTTAGTGTAATGAGATTGAGTGATAATGTATTTGTTGATATAGATAGTATAAACGAATTTGAATTACTAACTGCAATTTTAAGTGATGCAAATTTAGTAATGATAAATCAAAATAGTAAAAAACCAACAGTTATACAATTGTTAAATTCAATTAAAGATTTTACAATTTATAAATCACCTGAGGACTATATGGATATGGTAGTTGCTCAGTATGTATAAGGAGAATAAATGACATCGAACATACCAAGTGCAGGTAAAAATGCGCAAGTTTAACAAACCAGAACCAAAGCCATTGATAAATGGCGAAATTAAATTTAATACACTGCGAGTAATTGAAGAATCAAACCAATTAGGTGTATTAAGTAAAACAGATGCATTACGTATTGCAGAGAGTAAAGGATTAGATTTAGTAGTAATTACAGAATCAGCCGACCCTCCTGTTGCAAAAATTTTAAATGCGAATAAATACTTCTACGAGCAAAAGCGTCGAGAAAAAGATGCAGCAAAACGACAACGTGAAAGTCGTGTTGAAGTAAAAGAAATACAGTTTCGCCCAGGAATTGGTGATCACGATTTCGAAACCAAACTAAAAAATATTGATAAGTTTCTTGCTAAAGGAAACAAAGTCAAGTTAATGGTGCGTTTTCGTGGTAGAGAAAATGCTAACAAGCAAATAGGGTTTGAAATACTTAACAGAGTGTTTGATTCATTTAATGAAATTGAATGGGATAGTAAACCAAACTTAAACGGAAATAGATTAATTGGAATAATTAAAAGAGGAAAGAATGCCTAGAAGAAATCCAAATGAAGAACAGCAACTTAAACGTGGATTACATGTTGAAGTTCGTAATAACGATGTTAATCGTGCAATGCGTAAACTAAAAAAGATGTGCAATAACGAAGGTCTATTTAAAGACATGCGTGATAAAGAATTTTATGAAAAGCCTAGTTTAAAAAAGAAAAAAGAAAAAGCAGCGGCTCGTAAGCGTTGGTTAAAACAAGTAGAAAAAAATAAAGAAAAATACGGCTACTAGTCTTGACAATTGTTGTTGTCAGTACTATATTAATTATATAAGAAAAAACACCAACACGAAAAGAAAAACTTAAACAAAAACATTTTTAACAATTTAATAAGACTGGGGTTGCTACCTAATAAGCACGTGGAGGGCCACGGTTAGCCCTCCGACATAAATAAACATTGGATGCCTATGAAGGGTCCATAACATTAATCTTGCTTTTATAAGGAGAAACAAAATGACAAGACTAACAACATTCGACTTGAATAAACTCACACCACACAGTGTTGGATTTGACAGAATATTTGATGATATGTTCAGATATGTAGAACACTCAAATAACACAGGATACCCCCCTTACAATATTATCCAACAGGAAGAGAACTTCCAAATTGAAATGGCAGTTGCCGGAGTAACTTTGGAGGATTTAGATATTGAAGTCGCAGACGGTGTACTAGCGATACGTTACACACCACAAGAAGTGGAACAGCCTGAATGGACATATATTCACAAAGGTGTTGCACAGCGTAGATTTGAACGTAAATTTACACTTGCGGATGATGTAGTAGTAAATGGTGCTCGTATGGAAAACGGTATGCTTTATATTGAACTAGAGCGTATTATTCCAGAAGAGAAGAAACCTCGCAAAATTGAAATTGAATATGTAAAGTAATACACCCGGGGGGCTAGGCAACTAGCCCCTCTGATTTGGAATAGATATGAGCACACAACTTTCAGTAACCGAAGATACAACAATTAGTTTCACTACGCCTAGTAAATACAAAGTTATTTTACTAAACGATAATCAAACTCCAATGCAGTTTGTTATTGAATTACTAATAGCAATTTTTAACAAGTCTGCTGTAGAAGCAGAACAAGTTACTATGGAAGTGCATAATAACGGAAAAGGTATTGCTGGAATTTATTTTTACGAAATAGCAGAACAAAAAGTTCATGAAGCAACACTAGTGAGTCGTACTAACGGCTTCCCACTATCATTTAAAATAGAAGAAGAGTAAACAATGAGAATTGAAAACGAAATCCTTTTGGATTATGGCGATGTCTTGATTCGTCCGAAGCGTAGCACACTTGGCTCACGTAAAGAAGTAGACTTAAATAGAGAATTTAATTTTGTAAACTATAGCAACGAGTCAGAAAATATTCATTATTATGGTATTCCTATTATGGGTAGTAACATGGATGGAGTTGGTACATTTAAACAAGCAGATATAATGGCAACAGGCGGATTGTTTACTTGCCTTGTAAAAACATATACATCCGATGAGTTAATTGCATATTTTGGAGAGGGTATCAGTGATCGTACTTCTAATGTTGCAATGAGTATCGGTATTAAAGATTCTGACAGAAATAAATTTGATATAGTTTATAAAGAAGTTGGCGAACGGTTGAAATATGTTTGTATTGATGTAGCAAATGGCTATAGCGAACGTTTTGTAAATTATGTAAAACAATTCCGCACGGACTATCCAAATGTTGTAATCATTGCAGGTAATGTAGTTACTGCAGACCAAACACAGGAGTTAATCTTAAATGGCGCAGATATTGTTAAAGTTGGTATTGGTCCTGGCAGTGTTTGTACTACTCGTATCCAAACTGGTGTTGGTTATCCTCAGTTATCTGCTGTTATTGAATGCGCAGACGCCGCTCATGGTCTTGGCGGTCATATTATTGCTGACGGCGGCTGTACTTGTCCTGGTGATGTGGCTAAAGCATTTGCTGCTGGTGCTGACTTTGTAATGCTCGGTGGTATGCTTGCTGGACACGATGAAGGCGGCGGCGAAGTAATTAAGCAAACACATGAAACCGGCAGAGCAGTACAACCACCATATCCTCCGGAAATGCCAGAAGAAGAAATAAAAAAGATACAAGAACAAATCGAATCTGGCGAAATTGAGCCACCGATGCGTCCTGAGTTCGAAGAAAAAAAGTTTGTAAAGTTTTACGGTATGAGCAGCGATGCAGCAAATACTAAACATTTTGGCGGTCTAAAAGATTATCGCAGTAGTGAAGGACGTGAAGTACTTGTTCCGTATCGTGGGGCAGTTGCAGCAACAGTACAAAATATCTTAGGTGGTATTCGCAGTACTTGCACTTATGTTGGTGCACCTACATTGAAACAACTTAGTAAGTGTACAACATTCGTTCGTGTTAACAATCAATTCAATCGTGTATATGAAAGTACAACCACTAAAATGTGATAAATATTCTTAATACAGGAATATTTTAATGAGAGCAAATGAATTACTAGACCTAGATGAGGGCGTCGGACAAGCAGGTGTTGATTACGAAAACCGTGTTGCAAAAGCAATCGTAGATGCACAACTTCCTATATTACAATTAACTAAATCAGGCGGTGCTGCATATAGTGCCGCTGATCCTGCTGATATTGAAGCCACGCTCAATGGTAAGCCGTTTTTAGTAGAATGTAAATCAGGGCCTAGCGACACAATGGGTAGTTTTCTAATGGCGTACAATAAACAAAGTGGTGAATTTATTCCTAGTAAGAAAGCCTTAGAAAAAGTAGAACCAGAAGATTTACAAATTGCTCAAGTTGCATTACAAAACCGCAAGTCGGCAATTGATGCTTACTTAGATGAAATTGCAACACGTGAACCAGTAGCATTGCATCAACAAGCCCTTAAAGGTGTTCCTTTTGTAGCAGAGTATAACACCAAAGAAGAGATGAAAAACGAAGGTTATCAGCGAGCAATTCAGCAAATGGTAACCGCAGGTCCTAACTTTATTGCTAACCTATATAACTCAAAGGGCGTGTATTACATCCAAGTTGGTAGCCGTGGATTGTTTTACATGGGCAAAGATATTTTTAATTTAGGTGTTCCTAAATTTAACGGTGAAGTTAAAATGGAAATACGTTTTAAACCAGCCGGCGACTCAACTGGTGCAACTAGCCGTAGAGCAAGTGCAGCCGTTGGCGAAGAAATTCAAGCACGTAAAGTTGATTTAGTATGTGGTGGTAAAATTGTTACAAAAGATAAATCACCATTCACACTAGACGATCCTGAAAGTATTCGTACATTATTCAATCAATAAATTAGCTATGCAATTTGTGCATATCGAGAATGCAAAAATCTTGAGTGATTTTCTTGGTTTTATGTGTTAAATAAGTATGAAGAACAAGAGAAGTTCGATAATACACATATATATACATAGAAAGAGAAAAAAATGACACAAGCAATTATTGCAGCAAGCAATGCATTACACATCAGTGCAATACTAGACTTCTTCCGTGATCTAAAAAGAAGTTATGCTCATGCTAAAAGAGTTAAAGCAACAATAAAAGAACTGTCTAGATTAAGTGATCGTGAACTAAACGATATTGGTTTAGCACGTGGAGACATTTGGGCTATCGCACACGAAGATGCAGATTATAAAAGATTTGCAGAAACAAACAACAACTTAAAAGGATGGGTGTAATGAGTACACTAGTAATGAACACAATCGTAAATCCATTTAAAGGATTTGGCAGAGGTTTTTGGAACTTCTGTGAAGTAGCAGGTTATGCAAGAGCAGCATCAGAATTATCACGTCAAGGGTTACATAAAGAAGCAAAGGCTTGTATGATGCAAGTTGCAAAACTAAGACAAGCAAAATAATTTGCCACATAACAACAAACTAAAAAGAGACGCCCGGTCTAGGACGTCTTTTTTCTTGACAAAATTTAATACGATAAATATACTTGTACACGGAGGTACTTGTTTATGGACAATAGCGGACTAACACTAGACCCGACAGGCAACGAATTATACCGTCGTGAACTATTAGCATTAACTCAAGAAAATGAAATATTAAGAAAAAATGTACAAGAACTTCAAGAGCAATTGCAAAATAGTTATAAGCGAATAGGTGAATTAACAAAGTAATGGAATTAGCAGACAGATTTTTAGTTAGCATGCCAACATTGCGTGACGTCAGTTTCAATAAGACTGTAATTTATATGAACGAGTTTTCAATGAATGGCGCTAGCGGCTGGGTCGTTAATAGACAACTTGATAATCAAGTTAGTGAACGCTTACGTAAAGGAATGGGTTTACATAAAAATGTTCCTCTTTATTATGGCGGACCAGTAGAAGTAAATCATGCATACGTTTTACATACAAATGATTTTAAAATTCCAAGTACAGTACAATTAAATGATACATTAAGTGTTACTCGTGATAAAGCAATTATTAATGTTTTTAATTTAGGACAGTTTCCTGAATACTGGCGTATTATAATTGGCAACAGTCAATGGGGACCAGGACAGTTAGAAGATGAAATTGTTGGACTACATCGACAAGGACGTAGTAGTTGGACCAATTGTCCTTACAGTCACGATTTAATGTGGAACACTCAACCACCTAGGCAGTGGGACACTGCAATTCAAACTGCAGCAGAAAATTTAACAGAAAAATTCCTCAATTTTTAATACTATGTTAGCGTACAACTTTGTAACAGTTCTGTAAATAAAGTTACAATAACAATGTGAGGCTAACATGACACAAGAACAATGGAAGTTCGCAAACGAACTGCATTATGCAGTAAAAGGCCATCTAATCAATCCCAATTATGACGAAGAAACTGTATGGAGTATACACGACTCTTATATGAAACGACTTTGGGGAAATCATGAACGGATGGTATATAGTAGAGAACACTTTGAGAAACTTTGGGAAGAAACTTATGGTAAGTAAAGCAATAGCAAGTCTAAGTAATGATGATTTAACATACTTAGAAAAACTACTTGGGCAAGAGTTTGCTCAACTTAACGAACGCAAACAACAATTTAAAACAAAAAACGGCTGGGTACCAAAGGACAACAGCCAAAAAGTATTAAGACTATTAAATGCAGTTCGTGCACAAAAACACTTGACAAATATACCCAAATGGTAGTATAAATAATCTGTAAGCGTTACAAAGCGTATTTGGACTCCGGGGCAGTACCGGACGCCTCCACCATAAACACTATGGGGGCGAAATAGGTTTCGACAGGTAGGCAAGTTTACAAAACACAAATGCAAACGATAACTTTGCACCTTCTGGTTACGCTCTAGCAGCATAATTAAGGGGGCGGCCACTGCCTAGCAACAGAAGTGTGGCACTAAATACTAACGTTCAATAGAACATACACA